CTTTTCCCAGTCTTGAAAGCCTAAAGAGATGACCCATTTGATCGCTTCCCAAACCAACTTCGTTATCTCCCGTTTCGGCCAGACCCTCAGCGCCGGTATCCACAAATTCGCGCTAGGCTCCATGCTCGGTGCCGACCTCGCTCGAGCCATCGCTACCGAGATCCTCGAAAACTATTTCGCTCGTCTCGATCACGACTTCGATTGCCAACCGATTGAAGCCGATTACTACGACGCCTCCGATTCCTTCCGCGTCCTGGTCCACGTCGCCGGCTTAAGCCAAATCTTTACCGTCACTCTGGAGGTTGCTTAACCATGAAACTGCGCCAACTCTTCACCTTCGCCAGCTACTCGTTGCCGGCTATCGCGGCCGCAGCTTGCGCCGCAATCACCTGGACTACCATCAACCACCATATCTTTCAGCACGACCCGGTTTCCGCTGTTGTTATCTCGGCTACTGCTACACCTGACAATACCGGCCTCGGAGCTTTCGTTGTTGTCGCTTCCTGTGCTTTGGTCCCAGTAGGAATTTTCCTGGCTTTATTTTTGTATTTTTTGCCCTGGTTTGTCGCCACCCGTCGCAACCATCGCAACGAAGCCGCCATTCTGATCGTTAATCTGTTGCTCGGCTGGTCGTTGCTTGGCTGGGTCGCCGCTCTGGTCTGGGCGCTTTACCGCGAACGCCCCCCGATTGCAGCCAACTATCCCTTGGAGGCTTGAATGAGCTACGCAGAAACCTGCAAGTTCACCCGCGGCGGCCGTCGACCGGGATCAGGCCGCAAGAAGCTGTACCGAGTGCCGGTGCTCTTGCGCATTTCCAAGGAACATGGCGCTCGATTGCGTCTGGCCGCCCAGCGTTTCAATTCGACGCCGAGTCGCGTTGTTGAGCAGCTCATCGATGCCATCAAACTGCCTCCAGAACGAACGCATTTGCCCCAGGACGCGTTTTAATTCCAAAACCGCCCAATGTATCGTAAACGTGCCCATAAACGATCCTAGCGCGTTTTTACTCTTGCCAATTAGCACTCAGTGCCACAAGCTGCCGCTTAACCGTGGCTAAAGCCTCAAAGCCAAAAACGGTCGGTCGACCCAAAAAGCAAATCGATACGCGCCAAGTACAACGCTTGGCTTGTGTTGCTCTTTCCCCGGCTCAAATCGCGACGATTCTGGATGCCAACGAAAAAACCATTGAGCGAAATTTTGGGACAGTCATTAAAAAGTCTCGCGAAAAACTTTGTCATCAGCTCCGTTATAAAATCTACGAGCGAGCGATGGCCGGCGATACCGCTTGCTTGATTTTCGCCGGTAAAGTTCTCGCCGGGCTCAAGGAACCGCGCGACGACGCCGTCAATGTGCAGGTCAATACGATCGCCGCTAACAATGTGTTTGCGGTCACCGACCAGGCCAAAAAGCACTTTGCCGAGATTGACCAACTGGTCCGGCGCGAGGCCGCCCTGCAACAATCTAACGGCGAAGCTAGTGAATGATCCTTATCAGATGTTTCTTAATAATCGGGCGCAGTATGGAGCGCAAAGCGGATTTGAGCCTAAGTGGATGCCGGAGTTTCTTTACGGGTTCCAAAAGCATTTAATGACTTGGGCGTTACGCAAAGGTCGGTGTGCTATGTTTGCTGATTGCGGATTAGGCAAGACGCCGATGGCCTTAGTGTGGGCAAAAAATGTCGCATTAAAAACAGGTAAGGCCGTTCTTATTCTGACGCCTTTGGCTGTTTCGCATCAGTTCGTTCGTGAAGGCGAGAAATTTGGCATCTGTGTGAAACGTTCCAATGGCAGAGAGATATGTTCTCCTGTTACCGTGACTAACTATGAAAAACTGCACCACTTCAGAGCGAGTGATTGGGGCGGGGTAGTATGCGACGAGTCATCTATATTAAAGAATTTTTCAGGCGTGACCAAAAAGGCAATCACTGAGTTTTTGCGGACAATTCCATATCGGCTTCTTGAGACGGCTACAGCGGCACCCAATGACTACATAGAATTTGGAACATCAAGTGAAGCGTTAGGAGAAATGGGATATATGGACATGCTGGCGCGTTTCTTCAAGCATGATACTGGAGCGAGTAGCCATAAAGTTTTTCGCAATAAGTTTGGTGGTGGTGCGGAGCAAAACAAATGGAGGTTTAGGGGATATGCTGAGCAGGACTTCTGGCGGTGGCTTGTATCGTGGGCGAAAGCGCTAAGGAAACCATCCGATATTGGATTCGATGATTCCGGCTTTGTATTGGAAGCGATAACTTATGAGCAGCATCTGGTAAAGGCGCGAACGCGCCAAGAAGGAATGTTGTTTGATTTGTCGGCCCATACGCTGGAAGAACAGCGACACGAGAGACGTAGAACCATAAATGAGCGATGCGAGAAAGCGGCCGAGATCGCTAATACGTTCACAGAGCCAATAGTTGTATGGTGCAACCTGAATGATGAAAGTAGTTTGTTGGAAAGTTTAATACAAGATGCAGTGGAAGTAACGGGATCGGATGCGGATGAAAAAAAAGAGGAAGTATTTGCGGCATTCGAGAGCGGTAGTGTGAGAGTGCTTGTAACGAAACCGGTGATCGGTGGATTCGGATTGAACTGGCAGCATTGTGCTAGGCAAATTTTTTTCCCATCGCACAGCTTTGAGCAATGGTATCAAGCTATTAGGCGCTCATGGAGATTCGGGCAAAAGAATAAAGTGAGAGTAGATGTGATAACTTCAGAAGGCGAATCGCGGATGCTTGGAAATCTACAACGTAAAGCAGCCGCGGCGGATAAAATGTTTTCGAATCTGATCGCGTTGATGAACGATCCTTTAAGCCTCCACAGGGCAAACATACCAAGTGATAAAGAACCAGTACCAGAATGGCTATAATTACAGATAAGTATGCGCTTTATGAGGGAGATTGTATTGAGGTTATGCGCAATCTCCCAGGCGCTTGTATAGACCTGTCGATTTATAGTCCGCCTTTTGCCGGATTGTACAATTATTCGAGTAACGATCGTGATTTATCGAATGCGCGAACTTACAATGAGTTTTTTGAGCACTATGAATTCGCAGTTAAGGAGGTATGGCGACTGATAAAACCAGGGCGTGTCACGGCTGTGCACTGTGCGGATATTCCTTTAAATGGCGCTAATGTGGGATTTGGATTGAGAGACTTATCAGGCGATATTATTCGATTGCATCAGAAACTTAACTTCCAATACTGCGCTCGTTATCATGTATGGAAGGAACCTTTAGGCGTGCGAAACAGGACGATGGCAAAGGGATTGAGTCATCGTCAACTTGTTGAGGATTCGACGTTATGCGACGTGGCCTCCGCCGACTATTTGCTTATGTTTAGGAAAGATGGAGTGAATACGGTGCCGGTTCAGCATCCTGTCGGTCTTATGAGTTATGCTGGAGAGCGGAAAATTCCAAGGGAACTGCTGCAGTTTCGGGGACATACAGGCAAACAAACCGAGAATAGATACAGTCACTGGATCTGGCGGCAGTACGCAAGCGCTTTCTGGGATGATGTGCGCATAGATCGGGTGCTTCCTTACAAGGAGTCAAAGGATCCACAGGATGAGCGCCATGTTCATCCGCTTCAGCTTGATGTGATTGAGCGCGCCATTGTGTTATGGAGTAATCCGGGCGAAACGGTATTGACGCCGTTCATGGGTGTTGGTTCTGAGGTTTATGGTGCAGTGATGAATGGCAGAAAAGGTTTGGGAATAGAGCTGAAGCCGTCGTATTTCCGACAAGCGGAAAAGAATTTAAGTCATTTAATAAATGAAGAGAGACTGCAAATGGATCTGACAGAAGGCAGCCGCGCTTTATCAGAGGATAGTGTTGCTGGCTTGCTGTGACTTTGTTATTTCCAAATGAATACAACCGAAGCTAGGCAGCCTAAACTCAATCCGGACTTCGCTTATCCGTCCGGAGTCTTGAGTCCGGCTCGTTTCGCGATGGCCATGCTCGGGCTTCGCAACTTGTATCCCTGGCAGGTTCTGGCGCTAGAGGCCTTCGGTCAGGGGTTACCCACTGTGCTGCTCGCCGCGAACGGCAGCGGAAAGACAAGATTGGTCATCGCACCCATCGTCCTGTGGCTGCTCACCTACTTTCCAAACTGCATCGTCCCCTTAACGAGCGGCTCGTGGACCCAGCTTGAGCAGCAGCTCTGGCCGGCGATCGAGTCTTACCGGCCGCTTTACCCGCAGTGGGACTGGCGCTCGATGCAGCTCTCCACGCCGACTGGCGGCCGCGCATTTACGTTCTCAACGCTTGAACCAGGGCGTGCGGAAGGCTATCACGGGACCGACGATGCGCCGTGCGCCTACATGATCGACGAAGCCAAATCTGTGCCGGACGGCATTTATCATGCTAGCCGGCGCTGCACTTGTCAGTATAGGCTTGTTAGCTCCAGTGCAGGCGGTCCTAAAGGTTTTTTCTACGATCTGATTCACCGGTTGCGGTCACGTCATTGGGTTAAGCGCGTTACGTATAAGGATTGTCCACATCTGGCTGAGAAGTTCGCGGAGGATAGCGAGATCTATGAGCCGGATGACCCAATTCTGCGGGCGATGCATTTTAGTGAGTTCGGCAGCCAGGCCGACTACACGCCGATCGTTAATCCAGAGCTATTGAAAAAGCTCTTTGAGCATCCGCCAGGCAAAGTGACGAATTCACGCACGGCGTTCTGCGACTTCGCGGCGGGCGGCAACGAGAACGTGCTCGCGCTGCGTGACGGCAACCGCGTGGATTTGATCCGATGTTGGCGCGAACTCGACACGACCCAGACTATCCGGCAGTTCATCGCCGAGTTTCAGCGGCTACGGTTAGTTCCCAGCGAAATCTACGGGGACGAAGGCGGCCTCGGCGTTGTCATATGCGACGCGTTGGCCGAGGCCGGCTGGCATATCAATCGGGCCAATAACGCCGTGGCC